CGAAACCGCGGCATTCACCGGCACGTTTTGCGAATTGATCCAAGTTCACATGCCAGAAAACAGCGCGGAATGGCTTAAATTCTGCGCCTGGTTTGCGGGGTTGCCAGCGTGACGGAAACGCTCACCACCATCTACCATGTAGCGGAGATCGTCATCGCCATTGGATTTCTGGCCGGGGTGTTCGTCTTGACGACTCGTGGCAAGGCGAAAAACGCAATTGCCGTCGAATGGAAAGAACTGGCGACAGCCAAGGCTGCAAAGATTACCGACCTCGAAACGCGGGTCTCGCATCTCGAATCGGAGCTTCGTGCCGTGCGCAGCGAGAACGACGAATACCGCCGGCTGAACCTGGAGTACCAGGCGGAAGTGGTCGAACTGCGGCGCAAGGTCGTAGAGCTTGAGCGAGAGGTGCAGCGACATGGCCGTTGAAGCCATTGCGAACCCGAACCATCAGGTTTTGCGCAGCGGGAAAATGAAGCCCTGCGTAGATCCGAAATGCGCGTGCCGGCTGTTCGCAACGAAGCACAGGTCGCGTTGCCTGAAGTTGTAAGCTTATACGGTATGGATAAGCTAAACCTGAGAGATGATTTCTTGTCTGCGCTGATCACTCTGTATGCCCGCACAGAACAGCGCGAGGACATGCAAGAAGATTCGGAAGCCCTCGGTGCATTCGATCATTTCCTTTTTTGGCTCATCCGCGAAATAAACCCGAAAACTGTCGGAGACTTCGCCAAGTTTGGCAACTGTGATGTCTGCTATTACGGACTGAACTTTATCATCGAGCGCGACGCTTCAGGAGCATATGACCAAATTGATGGATTCCTGGAATTTGCCGTCCTGGATCTCAACGACCTAGATGGAATTCCGAAAGAGTATTGGGGCATGGACGGGCTGCAACTCTGCGAACGGATTGAAGCTATTGAAGCCGACGAAGCACAGCTTGCTGGTCGCGTCGCTCGCTGTAGCGAGCGGAGTAAGCACTAATCAGTATTTTGTTACTCTTTACCACTCCGCTGGCGCGTCGTGGATCAGGGTAGCACGGCCTTCCAAGCATCGACAAGAGTAAATTTCCAGAAGATTCAGATGTGTGGCAAAGCGCGGCAGACCATCGAAGTACAGAGAAGATTTCCCGAGTCAAGCTACCAGATTTTGTAGGCTGGGAGCCACGAATGAGAATCTTGCTGAATTATTCGAGGTCACAATCAGCACGATCGGCAAGTGGCTGTCTGAAATTCCCGAATTTTCGGACGCCGTAAAAGCAGGACGCGAAATAGCGGATGCGAAGGTCGCTGATGCGCTGTACCACCGCGCGATCGGCTATACGCATGAATCCGAAGAGATTTTCCAGTACCGCGGCGAAGTGATTCGCGCGAAGACCAAGAAGCACTACCCTCCAGACACCGCAGCCGCTTTCATCTGGCTCAAGAATCGGCGCCCTGATCTCTGGCGCGACAAGTCAATCGCCGACAGCACAGACGATCGACTGGATGAGATTTTCAAAATTGCCAAAACCGGTCCTCCAAAACGAAACCCTGAACCGGGAGCCTAAACTGCTGCCCTTCGGAGAGAAGGCGCACGAGTTCGTTTTCCGCGATCCCGCCAAAGACAAGCGCGTCACAATCCTGGAAGGGTCGGTCCGATCCTCGAAGACCTGGCAACTGATCGTAAAAATCGTCCTGCTGTGCAAGTACCGCGTGGCCGGACAGCGCATCATCGTCGGGGTTTCGAAAGAGGTCATCAAGGCGAACCTACTCAATGATCTGTTTGAGATCGTTGGCGAAAAGAACTACGACTACAACTCGCAATCCGGTGAACTAAGGCTATTTGACACGCGATGGCGAGTCATCGGTGCGAACGATGAAGGTTCCGAGCGCAGACTCCGCGGCGCCACCGTCGGAATTGCGATCACGGACGAATTGACGAAGCTGCCCCGCTCGTTCCTGCTGATGCTGTTCAGCCGGTTGAGCCCGCCGGGCGCGCGCTGGTACGCGAGCACGAATCCCGATAGCCCGTACCACTACGTTAAGGCCGACATTATCGATGATCCGGCCAAGGCGAAGTACCTGGAAGTCATACACTTCGAACTCGATGACAATCCGAATCTCACCGAGGAGTTCAAAGAGTTCGTGCGGGCTTCGCATGTCGGTGTCTGGCATCAGCGGTTCGTTCTCGGGCTCTGGGTTGTCGCGGAAGGCGCGATCTATCGGGACGCCTTCACGGACGCTACGCTCTACGATGACGACTCCCGCCCCGCTGGCCTATTGAGCCGCGGCGGTCATGTGGAGCGCTGGATACCGATCGACGTCGGTACCGTGAACGCGTTCGCGGCGCTTGACGCGTACGACGACGGCGAGACGATTTGGATTGAGCGCGAGCTTTATTGGGACAGCCGCAAGGAAGCGCGGCAGAAAACGAACGGCGAATACGCCGACATGCTCATCAAGGGGCATGGCGAAGCATGGCCGGCGCTCAGCGCGGATTCTCGAGAATGGCCGGGCGCAATCGTAGATCCGAGCGCGGCCAGTTTCAAGCTGGAACTGGCGACAAGAGGCATGTACGTTAGCGACGGCGAGAACGACGTGCTTGAGGGGATTCGCAAGGTTTCGACGATGCTATCTCGGCGTCGCCTGCGGGTCCACAAGCGTTGCGTAAACACGATTCGCGAGATGCAGACGTATAGTTGGGACTCGAAGAGATCGGACAAGGGCGTGGAGCAACCGATAAAGGCGCATGATCACGCCGCCGACGCGATTAGGTACCTGGTTTCTACGCGGATTGGTGACTGGCGGCTGGCGGCATGACCTTCCCCTCCTTTGAGCGAATCGCCCGCCTGTACCAGACCCGCATGTCGCGGCTGTTCCAGGATCCAGCCATGCAAGCGCTGCTGCACAACCCGGGCATGCTCGAAAGTCAAGACCTCCGCAACCGGATCTGGGAGTTGGCGCGTGGCATGGCCACCGAAGTGGCGAAGACGAACGCTACCAGTTGGCGCACGGCGGCCATGAAGACGACCCGCGCTCGTGAAATCTACGCTGCCCTTCGGCGTGAGATTGGTAGCACGGGCCTGGAGGCGGAGATCAACCGTATCGCTTCCCGCAACGCGCAGTTGATCTCCAGCCTACCTCGTGAGGTTGCGGGCCGCGTGACCGCGCGCGCCGCTGAACTGTTCCAGAGTGGTGCCCGGGCGGCCGAGGTCGAGAAGTTCATCCGCCAGCAGGGCGCGGAAGTGGCGAAGAGCCGGATTCGGCTGATCGCGCGCACGGAAATCAGCCGGGCCGAAACGCAGTTGACGCAGTTTCGCAGCGAGCGCATCGGAATCAGCCACTATCAGTGGCAAACGGCAGAGGATGGCCGCGTGCGAGAGCCGCACCGGAAGATGAACGGCGTGTTGGTGCCGTGGGGTGATCCTCCTTCGCCGGAGCAGTTGATCGGCGAGAAAAGCACGCTTGGTCACTACGACGCAGGGTGTTGTCCCCAATGTAGGTGCGTTGCCCTGCCGCTCGCTGACTTGGCCGAAGTCCGCTGGCCCGCACGGGTGTACCGCAACGGTTCCCTCACCCGCATGAGCCGCGCCGAGTTCACGCGCATAAGCGGCGTCAGGATAGCGGCATGACAGCCAGTGAATTGATAGTCGATCTGCGCACGAAGCTCGGCCTCACACAGCAGGCCTTGGCATCCAAGCTCAAGACGGCGGTCACCACCGTCGCGAGATGGGAAACCAACAATCCGCCGGCGCGCGGTAAGGCGTTGATGCGTCTCGCCGAACTTTCCACCCGTGAGTGCTTGCCGAAAACAGCGACCGAATTCATGACGCTCTACGCCGACGAATTTATGGAGCACTTTAAAGAAGGCCTGACCATAATCCGCGTAGACAAGAAGACGGTGCACGGGTACTGCATTGTGAAGTTTTGATGTTGGGATTCCTATGAATCACCGCGAAAAAGCACTGCTGAAACTCCTGCGTCTGCTGGCGCAGGGCGGTTCCGAATTCGATGAAATCGGCGTCGAAGACTGGAAAAATCTGAAGATGTACGGAACATACATGCGCAATCGCGGCATGAAGGCGAAGGACATCATGATCTTCAGCAGTTATGAGCCGGGGCAAATGTGGGTGCGCTTCAAGGAAGATCGCGACCCCGGAGTCATTGGCCTTGTCGGAATCGTCAATTCTGCCGCTGGAGGATTATGAGCATCGAACCGGTACTCGGAGAGCCACTCTCGCCCGATAGTCCGAAGTACGCCGCCATCATCAAAGTTCTCGATCTCCTAACCGGACCGGATGGAGAATATTTTGACAACCGTACGGATTGGGAAGCCATCTGGCACTGCGGCAAGGAAATGCAGCGAGACGGCTGTGGAGTCGGCAAGGTAACTCGCATCCGCGAAGCAACAACATTTACCGAAGTGGACAAGAACGGAAGTCGTGAAATCCGACGCGGCCTTTCGGTTAGCTACCTCGCCCCCAGGCCATACGGAGTATGAACCCAATCGAAGCCGAAAAGATCGTCCGGCACTGGGACATGCTTTACCGCGTCCCGACCGGAGCCGTAGACCTGCTCGCCATGTCCATGCGGGCACCAAATGATCAATTTCGGCAGTACATCGAAGCCAGCCGCCTGCTTCGCGCTTCCCGCCCTCGTTAACCCCTCGTGAGCTATTCGAACACACGCGCCCGCCTCGGTACGGGCTCCAGCAACCTTGCGGAATCGGCGGAATACCCGCTGGTTCGCATCAGCAACAACTACATGCTGCTGCTGTCCCTTTACCGGGGAAGCTGGATATCTCGCAAGGTCGTGGATGTTCTCGCCGAGGACATGCTGAAGCACATGCCGCGGCTGAACTGCGAAATGCCTCCCGAGGCGATCGACAAGTTTGACCGTGTGGTGAAGCGGACGGCAACGCAGGGGAAATTGCTCGAAGCACTGAAGTGGGGCCGCTTGTTCGGGGGCGCCGTCGCGCTGATGGTGATTGACGGCGTGGAGGACCTGTCCGCGCCGCTGGACTTCGATGAAATCCTGCCTGGCAAGTACCGCGGCCTGATCGTGCTGGACCGCTGGAGCGGCGTGTACCCAGATTCGCAGCTGGTGACGGATATCAACAACCCGGCTGAGTTCGGGCAGCCGATGTTCTACCGGTGCGACCTTGAGGAAAACGGCCGGAGCGTCATGGTTCACCATTCGCGGCTCTTGCGCTTCATTGGCCGGGACCTGCCTTCCTGGGAAAAGCAGGTTCAGCTTTATTGGGGCATGAGCGAACTGGAACTCGTCTTCGATGAGCTTCGCAAGCGCGATTACACCGACTGGAATATCGTAAGCCTCATCAGCCGCGCGCAAATCATGGTTCTGAAGGAGCCGGAACTTGCGCCGATGCTGTCCGGCCTTGGGGCGAATCAGAAGATGCTGGAACAGTATGTCGCGCGCATCGAAGCCATGAGCGGATCGATGAGCAACCAAGGCATACTGGCGCTCGGCAAAGACGGGTCTCTCGAAAACAAGCAGTTCTCATTCTCCGGTCTCGAAGGTGTGCTGAATCTCTTCCTGCTGAACATCTCGGGCGCATCGGAGATCCCGGTATCGCGGCTATTTGGCCGCACCATCACCGGCCTCGGGCAGAGCGGCGAAGGCGACCTTCAGATTTACTACGACGCCGCTGATCAGAAGCGCCAGCGCGAGTTGGGGCCACAGATCGACAAGCTCTACCGCGTGATCGCGGCGAGTACTTGGGGCGAGGTTCCGGACGATCTGGACTACGCCTTCCCGCCGATCCGCACCATGACGGATAAGGACCGTTCGGATTTGGCGAAGGCGAACGGGGAGACCATCATCGGAGCTTTCAACGCGGGACTCATCGGGCGCCAGACCGCTCTCAAAGAACTGAAGCAGCTTTCCGAGACGACGGAGATTTTCTCCAATATCACCGACGAAATGATTGAAGCCGCGAGCGACGACGTAGAGCCGGGAGATGTGCCGATGAAAGCGGGACAAGGTGAAGATCCGCTCATGCGCGGCGAACTGCCGGCTGCGAAAGACTCTGCGTTCGCGGCGTAGACCACAATGCCAAAGCTCGCATACTACGCGTCGCAGATCGCGCCGGACAAGCCGCACCAGTTTGTCACGGCGGAAGGATATCGCCTCTACACGGCTGTTCCGATCTGCCGGACCGGCTCGCAGCAATACCTCGGCCGCGAACTGAAGGGACACCCGGATTACGATCCCGCGTGGGGCATAGCCGATGACGAAATCGTCGATGTGTTTCGCCCGCTGGAAGTCGTGACCGCGCGCGAGACGCTGGCTTCATTCGAGGGAAAGAGCGTGGTGGATGGACACCCGCCATCGGACGTGGGAGTGGTTACCGCCGAAAACGAAGACGAATACGGCCGCGGCCACGCACAGAATGTTCGCGTGGGGTCGGTCTTCGCAGATGGAGAGGCCGAGGGCGAAACCCCTCTGCTGGCCGATCTGTGGGTGAAGCACCAGCCGCTCAACGACAAGATTGACGGAGGCACGCGCGATATATCGTGCGGCTACATTTTCAACATGACGCGCGGCGAAGACGGCCGGCTCGTCATGACCAAGATCCTCGGCAATCACATCGCTGTGGTGGCCAAGGGGCGCGCGGGACCAGAAGTCGCGATTCAGGACTCCGCCGCGCAAATCGAAACGCAAAAGATCCGGCCAGTACCGGAAAAAAAGGAGAAACCCATGAAGGATAACAAAAGCCGATGGGGCCGGATTCTGAAGTTTCTGGCTGCCACGGATGCCGAACCCGAAGATATGGAAACGGTAGCGAAAGCCGCCAAGGACGCCGATGAAGAGGGGCAGGAGAAGAGGCCGGAACCCGAACTCCACCCGAAGCTGATGACCGCCTGCGATGACATCGCTGCGATCAAGGAACACCTGGGCGTGGGCAAAGAGAAAACTCCGGAAGCCGCAGTGGAAACCACCGGCGACGCCGACGTTCTAGACCTCGAATCCCGCGAACAGGGCGCAACCGAACTGCCCAAGCAGATCGCGGACAGCGCAGAGTTCCTGACTGCGGTTCGCCCGCTGGTCGCCGCTAAGAAAGACAAGAAAATCACGGACCTGTTCAACGGTCAGGTGAAGGCGACCAAGGCCGCGACGGTCGCGCATGACAGCGCGTACGCCGGTCTGGCGACACCCGCCAACCCGAACCCCGGCCAAGCTGCGGTTGACGAAGTGGACCCGAGCACATTCTTCGCTGGCGTTCCGTACGCGGAAGGTCTGCGCCGCCTCAACGAGCACAAATCCAAGAAAGGGGGCAAATAACTCATGCCCGCAAAAGTCATTCCCGTAACTGGACTGAACCTCGGCCCTGTCGGGTCGATTTCGCAGTCCGATTTCCCATTGCGCACCCCTCGCCAGGTGAAGGCCACGGACACCAAGAGCGTCGCTTTCGGTGAGCCTGTCGTGCTGAACAGCGACAACACGTATTCGAGCGTGGCGCAGACTTTGGCGAACGCCGCAGGAAGCATCTCCGCCGTTTCCGCGCTCGGCATTGCCGTGGCGAACACGCGCACCAACCCCACCTTCCCGATGGCCGGAAGCCTCGGCGTTGTCACGCCCGGCGGCTCGTATGCGCCCGCGACAATCGCCGACGTGCTGACTCAGGGAACCGTCAACATCCAGGTCAACAACGGAACCCCAACGGCTGGCGGCGCGGTTTTCATCCGGCTGGTGGCGAACGCCTCCATCCCGGCCGGCATCGTCGGCATGCTCGAAGCGGTTGCTGACACCGTGGCAACGACCGGCACGGCAAGCAGCGGCAGCACGGCTCTGACAGTCGCCTCGGGTACCGGCATCGCTGTCGGGCAACTCGTGACCGGCGCTGGCATCGCTGCCGGAACGTACGTTGCGGCCGTTTCAGGCACGAGCGTGACGCTTTCCGCGAACACGACGGCCGCCCTTTCCTCCACTGCGGTCACATTCGCCAACACCGTCGTGGTCAACTGCATGAAATTCAAAACCGGCGTGCTTGGCAGCGACGGCACGGCTCAGGTGACCATCCCCACGCGGGTGATGGTGTAAGCCGCGCGGCAGAAAAGGAGATTAGACGAACATGTTTCC